AAATACATTTGGTGCTGCTGGTTCTGGAGCTGGCTGTAACCAAATTTCAGGTAACCAATCTTCTGCTTCTTTGCCATATGCTTTGATAATTTGTCTAGCTGGCTTCTCGGCAATTTCTCTTGGAGCATGGAATAAAGGAAATACAATATTTGCCATTTCTACAATAGTTGTTCGCTCTAACAATTCTGAATCAGCAATAATTGATTGACCTTTGATTTTGATAGTGCCTTCCCAAGGAAAATCATCTTCTCTTAATTTTAGAAAATTCTTTGATTCTGTTTTCTCAAATTCTCCAGTCTCTTTTCGTTCTATATTAAGAGAAAATTCTTTTGGCTCTGTCTCATAATCAACTCCTGCTTCTAATTCAGAACCATCCTCCACTTCATAAGAGCTAAGTTCAAATGGCTGAATGTACTTGTCCTCTGCAATCAATTTTATCTTAGGAACAGAATACAAATCTTCAAATATGCCAATAGAAATATAACCATCAACTTCCAGAGCATCAGTAATGTTTTCCAATGGAGTTTTCATTCGCTTCAAAGCTGACTCTCTAGCTTGAGAAATTTCAAAAGCAGTTGAACCAGTCACTTCACCTTGAAGCGATTTAGAGATGCCAGTCACATCATCAATCCTAGCCATAATATCAGCTTGAGCCTCCCAAGCTTCTCTTCCTGGTCCTGGAACATCATTCCACTTGATATTCTTGGCATCATTAACTTGTCTACCTCTTCCTGGCTGTACTTTCATTTGGCCATCACCTTCCAAAGTGTTTGTTCCACTATAAAAGAACTCTCTATAGATTGAAAGCACCAGCTGGTCCATTGTCATATTTCTAACCTTGGTATACATCTGCTGGTCATTCCTCATTGCTTCATAAATTCCTATGCCATTTGGATTTTTATCATCACGCATAGTCCATGGAGCAGTCCAAATTGACAATCGTTTATTCTTGATTGATTTTGGAATTGGATCATTAACTAGCACAATTCCATCTTCAGTAATTACAGTGAATAAGTCCAAATCAAGATTTTCCCAGAACCATATTCGCTCTTGGTATTTAGCTTTTTTGTTGTCTTCATTTCCTGGCAAAGCTGAAATTTCATTATCAGTTTCACTGATAACTTTCTTTGATGGCTTGATATTCTTGAATGAAGCCAAGTGTCCAAACTGTCTTTTCAGTTTGTGCCAAGGATAATCTTTATAGTAGATGACATCATTCATGGAATAGGGATTGCCAATCACTGTAGCATCATCCAAATAAACTTGCCATGGATTCAATGACTCTCTAAATACATCATCATAATAAGTGTATTCTTTGGTTATGTATTCACTAGCAGAAGGATCTTCTTTGTTGAATTTGACAAGTTCCCTACTCTCTCGCTTGTGTTCCCAAGGAAAAGTTCTACCAATTCCTATGCCATACTTGGCACAATTAAACACAAATGGTTTCAAAGCTATCTTTCTAGACAAAGCTGTATTCCAAGAGTTCTCATACAAACTCTTCATCAACAAATTGTTGTTCTCATATTTAGAGTTTGCAGGCTCTAATATTGCAGTTGGATTTCTATCAACTATAATACCCAAAGCAGTTTGAATCTTGATGTATGGATTTGGAGGTACTGATTCTTCTTGCCAATTATCATCTCTGTTTAAATCAACTGCTTTACTTCGCCATCCCAACTCATCATCTGATACAAAAGTTTTTTTATCACTGACAGCTTTTATTTTATGAGGGATATATGCTTGGTCGGCAGCTTTCCATATTTCTTCTATACCAGAACTCTTTCTAAATTCTTTCAAGAAATCTTTTCGTTCAGTAAACAAAGCTAGTGCCTCCTTGTCCTCATCTGATGGCTGATAAGTTCCAGCTTTGCTAACTTGGGTCTCTAATTCTTTTTTGGCATCAAGAAGATATCCCATATCAATTTATATCAACTTTAGCATCTTCAGTAATCTTGCAAATAACATCCTGACTTTGAATAAAAAAATATCTAGTCAATGCTTTGTCTTCATCAATCTTCATGTCAACATCCACAGGCATCACTTTGTGGAACAGAACAATATCGCCAATGTTATAATTATCACTATTAGATCTAACAACATGGCCTTGAGCCACTTGACTGTCCTCTAATATTTCTTCAGGGATATAAATTCCAGAGGCAGAGATCTTTTCTTCATCTTTCATTATGATCTCTTTGACCATAATATTATCATTGCACATTGTTATTGTTTGCATAAAAGTTTTTCTTTAATGAAGTTATTTTCATTGCCACTTAGATATTTTTTACTAACTGAAAATAATTTCTTATCTTTATTATTTATAATAGTTTTTATGAGCCAATTTTTTGTTAGTTTAGAATTATCAACCACTTCAGTTTCTGGAACTTTGGCAACATCATTAAAAGAAAATACATTTGGAGTCCAGCCCATATCACCTTTGGTGGAAATCAATTCCTTCAAACAAATAGCATTGGCAGCTTGAAAATCTTTAGCAATAGCAGTTCCCATTGCAATGTGGCCAGGAAGAGAATTTGTAGTATAACAGATTGAAAATACTTTCATTGTTTTAATTTTACTTCTAACCTTATAAATAATCAAATGTTGACAAATCTGTCCAATCTCAATACATCATCATGAACCAAACCTTGTTTCTTCCTAAACTCCAGCATCTTCTTAGCCTCTCTGGTTGGTGGTATCTTACTCTTTCTATTCCTCAAAGTTTGCAAGAAGTATCTGTCAGTATCAGCACAATGGTCTTCTCCATCACTATTTAAGTCCTCTGGATGAGTGTCAGAATATATCAATGAAGGTATGGTTCTAATTGAGTCAAAACAGTTTCTGAAATACCGTAACTTTGGAGGAGTGTGCTCATCATGATACAAATATTGGTGCATTACTTGCCAACCTGTAATCCTAGAGCCAGAACCTTTGGTGCATGGTAGTAACACAGGCATCAAAGTTCCAACTTTGCCAATGCCATTTCGTTGCATAATCTCAGCAATTGTTTCAGCAGTGCCAGTGTTGGTAAATATAGCAGAGTCAGCTACAACATACTCCAAGAAATCTCCAGCTTGGTTGTTGATTGCCACAACTTCTTTGGCAATCTGCTCAGCTTCCCATCTAGAAGAGCCATCCTCTCTGTTGACATACAGTTCTCTATACTTATACACATTGCCATCATAATCAACTGCATACCAACCAAATGTAGCTGGCTTGGCACGTCCATGGTCATAAGCTCCAAATTTTCTATAAGTATCAGGAATAGTAAATGGATCCATCACATGAATATCTTCATTCCACTCCGAGAAGAACTGGCCTTCAAACAAATTCCAGTCGCCAAGAAGAAATGCCTTTCGTTTTTCTTCTGGTAATCCTTCTAGCTGGTCAAAGTAAGAAGAGTCAAGATTAACTCTATTGTCTTCAGCTGTGGCTCTGATGTATTTGAACAAGTGAGCTTCTTTTTCAGTTGGCTCGAATTCTCCATCCATCCAAATCTTTTTCACCCAAGCATGACCAACAGAGCCAGGATTGGTTCCAGCTAAGAACCAAGTTTCTGGAATTCCAGCCCATCGCAATCTAGTTCGTAGCATATCAAAAACATATTTTTGATTCTTGGTTAGCTCATCCACTCCAATAGTAGCAAACTCTGAAGAAGCATACTTGGCAGCATCATCCAGATTTCTAAGAGCAATCACTCCACTGCCATATTCTGGAGCTAACACATACTCCTTATCACCTTTGTTCAAATGTCCAAGCCAAGATGGAAAGTCATATGGAATTTTGCTAATGTGACGATCGTTTAGAGATGGATAATCTTCACAGAACAAACCAACTCTGACTCCCTTCTGGCCATACTTGCTAAAATAATACAACAACAGCTTGACAAGGATCCATCGCAGCCAATAAGATTTTCCACCACCCATCGCTCCTCCATACAGCACATACTTATAATCCTTCACTGCTATCTCGGCTTGTTTCTGCTTACTATTGAAGTGAACCAGCTCACTAAAATTGATGGAGTTGCTAGTTGTTGGCATAAAACTTATAGAAAGTATCAAACTTTTCCAAATCCTCTTCCTTTAACTCTCCACTGGAATATACTTCATCATAATTTTCAGTGACAGACACATTTGGATCAGCTCTAAGCAACCAAAACTTTGCCATGGCATCCAATACTCCTTCTTTAGTTTCTAGATCTGGCACAATGCCATTTTCAATCAGATCTTGTTTAACAATTTTAGTAACACCTCCAAGCCAAGCATACTTTCCTATTTGAGGATCAGCATTACTATTATCTCTACCCATTTGTGATTCTTTCATCAATAGAGCTTCTAGCAATCCTTTTGGCATCTCTGGATTGTTCTGATAAGTTTTGGCAATTGGTTCTTTCAAGTTCTCATGCACACTTCTAACTTCAATTCCATTTTCAAGCACATAAACTTTGCCATATAGAGCAGTTTTGATGTCAACAATCTTTGGTGCCAAATTTTTGTAAGTTTCTGTCTTATGACCACTATCATACTCCAATGAAGGAAACATCTTATCAGCTCCAGCCATAGCACCAGCTCCAACTGCAGTAGCACCTGCCACTCCAGCCAAAGCTCCAATTTTAGCTTGGCCAAATGCTGTGACTGGCTCATCTTTCATGCTTGTTGGAATTTTAATTTGCCACCAGACTCCACCATCTTGTTTAATCTTTCCTGTTACTTCCAATCCCATCTTCCTAGCTTCACGAGGAATAGCTTCTTCATTGAGTTTGTAGACGAAGTGTTTGGTATCTACTTTGCCAGAGATGTCGAAGGTTTCTATACTGTTTGCCAGTTCTCTATTGCTATTGAATATGCCTTTTATTGTTTCAGGATTTTTTGCTTTGCCTATAATTATTATATCTTGTTCAGTTAATTTATCTTTCGGCACTGCCTTAAACTTCCCATCTCCGAGGATGTCTGTGATTATCATTCTAACCTCTTCTTTGCCTTCAATCTCTAAACCAACTTTCATATTGTTTGAATTCAATCGTTTTGGAGCAGAAACTCCTCCTTCTATCGAACTTAGAGGTATCTTTTTTCTTACAGTTGGAGTTGTTAAACCATTTTTGTCAAGCCAGATAAAACTAACCTCTGCAACATCTCCATTTAAGTCATACATGTCTATGGTGTGCAAATTTCCAACTGCAGATTTTGGTTTTTTTGGAAAAAGAGAAGGATCTGTAATTGTTATATTTTCAGTATAAGAATCTATCTTTTTAGTAGGAGTATAATAAACAAATTCATCAGCTTTACCCAATCCCTCTATCTTCATTGCTGTTTCTCCACTTGGAATAAGCAAAGTATCTTTACCATCTTTAGCAGCTCGTTTTACTTCTTCTCGGAATGTGCGGAGATGAGCGAGTGGGTCGTTGGAGTTGTATGGTTGGAGTTTGTCTATTTCTGATTGTGCTTTCAGGGACATTTTACCATATTTAACATTATTCAAGTCATTGTAATTTGCTGGAGTTCTGCCTACTATTTCCTTTTGAAAGTTCTCCTTCTGCATCAAGTCACTCTGTGTTTCAAGTATCTTGCGAGTTCCTCCTGTTGTCCTTTCTCCATTTAAAGGAATGCCAACATTTTCCCCAGCCAGCATTCTTTTCGTGATAGCAGCTCTGTCTGCTTTCGTCATTGGATTTGGTAAATCTTCATAGCGGACATGGGAGAAGTAGTTGGGAAATGAATCTTTACTTGCCTTTACTGCATCATAAGAATTAAATGTTGATGGATACTCTCTTGAAGAATAATGCACATCTCCAGCACTTGTCTTGATTGGGCTTTGATAGACGATTTCACCATATTTACCATCTCCAATAAATTCTTCACCGACAGAAGACCAACGAGGAGATTTAACTGGTGTGGGAGTGAGAGGGACGAGCTGAGTTTCTACATCTTTGGCGAGTTGAGGGAGGGAGATTTTGTCAGATACTTCTTTGTTTGTTTTCACATCAAACCACTTATTTTCACTCTTTAATCTATACTCTAGATTGTCTGGCTTGACTGTTTCTGAAGTCCATCCTTGCTCTGGGAATTCATCATAATCCTGTGGTAGTTTACTTTTTTTAATTCTCACCATTATTTCATCAGGCGAATCATATCCTTTTGTAAGTTCTTCTGTTGGAGCAAAGTAAACACCTTTTCCATATTGACCCTTTGCTGGCTTAAGTCCTTCTTTTTGAATTCCAAATAATCCTTTAAGAGATGTTGTGTGATAACGATATCCTCCACTCTGTCTCTCCATCATCTCTTTCACCAAATCTAAATCAGCTTTCTTGATGCCCTCTTTCTGGGCTTTGTTGATAACTTCATTGAATTGCTGTTGTGTTATTTCATTAGGAAGACCTTTAAACTTTTCTAAGAGTCGTGTAGAGAGACCTTTAAGACCTTGAAACACAGCAGGAACAGTTTCAGCCACAGCTTTGCTACCAACTCGCTTCAGAGTACCAGCCATGAATGGATCAGCATACATATCATTGCCAAGTGGCATCACTCCAGCTTTAGCAGCCAACTTAAACTTCTCTTGCTCTGCACCCTCTGGAGTGTAACTTATTTTATTTTGTGCTTCCAGCTCTGCTGTAGTTGGCACTGGATCAAAAATTGCATTATAAACAGGCACAAATAAATCCTTGGAGGCTCTTGGAATGCCAAGGATGGTATTTTTTGCAATTCCTAATTTGGTATTATCAGCAAATGCATCTTTGATAGAAACAAACAGTGGCTTTTTTTTATTGGCAACTGGAATTGTAGTTGCTGTGGTGCCAAAGTTTAAAGGAGGCATTTTGTTTCATTGTTAGTAAGATTTCATATAACCATCAGAACTTTTCATTTTCTTCTTCATCTTTTTATTTGCTACTGTCATCTTTTTCATCTTGTCTGACTTCATCATCTTTTTCATTTTCTGTTCCATGATAGTTTTAGTCCAACTTAATAATCATTGGTCGTCCATCTCTACCAGAGTGTTCAATACTCTCGGTTGGTTTGCCATAAGCACGATCCAATAAAACAGAAGAGGCACGAACATCAGGCTCTTTAACAGAGATATAATAGTAGCCATTGTCTCCTCCATTTTCTCCAGCTTCAATTTGGTTGAGAGCTGTTTCTATTTCTTTAGGATCTTCTACTAAAATATGCTTCTCAATTTCTTTGTTTTTTCCTAACCTATCAATTCTGTAAACAAAAGTCACTCCAATAGCAGATTGGAATTGTGAAGTGAACAGTCTACTTGATGCACGAAACACTCTTTGTTTGAATGCTTCCAGAGTTTTCTCTTTTTCTAGAGTTTTGGCAGCTTTGGAACCTTTTGGTCTTCCACCTTTGTGACCATTGATTCTGTTCTTCTCAATTCTTTCTAATGATACACCCATGATGCTTAAGAAGCAATTAAACTATTCAGCCTCCTCTGGCTCAACTTCTTCTGGCTTCTCATCTTCTACCACAGCTTCATTTTTTTCTTCTTCCATTTTATTAAAAATTAAACTTATTAATAATAGCAATTTCACACCTCACAACTTTGCTTGTCAGGCAACTAATTAAACCAGCTTCATGTATCAACAAATACTTGGTGGTCTGGCTCCAATTGACAAGCAAAGCATTTAGATTTACATCCAAATACTTTTAATACAGTTTTGATGCTGTATTCAAAGTTGTGAATTGTCAAATTGCTTATAACTTAATTATTACTTATATTTGTAAAAAAGTCAAGTGCTAAAACATAAAACAAAAAATTTAGAGATTGCTCAACTTTTACCTTCCCGAATAGGAGAAAGATAATCTGGATAGGAATCTATAATGTTTTTTAACTTAGTAATCAATTAGCTATAATATAGATACTAGATGTATTTTCTATTATACTAAATATTACTTTCGCACATACGGTGCTGATCGGACGTCTGGGTAAGAGTTGCCAACTTATTTTCCCAGATTTCGCATCAGAATCTTATGCACGACTTATTCTGTTACTAAATACTTTTTGAGATTGACAAGAGATAAAATCTCTATACCCAGGAATACTTAGAAACAAGAAATTTAAGAGAGATGTTTTGGACTGCCTTCCCTCAAACGCAGATTGTTAAAAAACTTGTCAGCCAAATTCTTATTGACTGTAATAATTATCTCTCTTTGTTCTAAAAAAGTCAAATCTTGTATATAGTCCTTATTTTACAACAACAAATTTAACAATAGTTTATAATTAGTTGATAACTCAATAATATCCTTATTTTATAACACTAAAACAGGTGATTATTTAGTTGATAACTTTTTTAACTCTTCTAGGATCTCTCCACCTCTTTTAACACCTGGACAATCTTTTTTGTGAAGCCAGTGTGTGAGAGAACTACAACAGATGTGCATCGTTCCATTCCAAGTGTATTCTTTCTTGCCACCAATCCTTCCTTGCTCCTTGTATTTCTTCCAGTCATTCTCTTGTTTTCTCTTTGTTGTTAAGTGGCATGGAATTTTATCACAAATATCTGAATGTCCAAAAAATGCATGGTGACACTCTTTACAAACTCTAAGAGTTCTAGCTTGATCCATTTTTAGTAATTGGATTTCCATAAAATGCTTCTGTTTTGTTGAAAATATCCCCAATCCCCACCAACATCTCCCAGACAAATTTCACTGCCATAAAAATAATAAACCCAATAAAAACAAACCCAGTTATGACGATCCAAAACAGATAGAATAAGGTTAGGCCGATTTTATGGGAGAAGGACATTCTTCTTCTTTTCTGCAACCCTTAATAAAGGGAAATGGCGCCTCGCAAATTCTGATATTATTGGCAGTATTATACTTCCAGATATGGGTATGTTGTTGGTCTTCTTTCATTTTGTTTCTTCTTTTTTAGAGGGTAATAATTCTTTAGCTACCCACACTAATGCCAAAAAAATAGCATCTTTATCTTTTTCGTCCTGTGGTAATTCATCATAAGGAAGCATATCGGGGTGAGTTTTTAATTCTGTGTCCCTTTTTTCTCCGTATTTCCACCCCATTTTAACATAGGATTCTGTCCAAGAGTCGTGGGCTTCTTCTGGTGTTGGTAATTTTTCTGCTGA